CCCTCTTTATATTTAATATATGTATATAATAACGGTGACTTTATGTGCTGTCAACAAGCTTTTTTTGAAGAAGTATAAATAAAAATAAAAAACGCTAACATAAACAATAAAAAATTAATATTGACATGTATATAACTCTCCGTTATTATATATATATATCTTAAATTAAAGAGGGAAAAAATGACAACAAAAACAAAAGATAATAAAGTATCAGAAGAATTTAAGGCAAAGATAGAAAATATTTTTATGGAAAAATTTTCCATCGGCATATGTTATGAAGATTTAATCATTAAAGATAATACACCCGATAGTGAGTTTAATATAAATTCATGGGTAAAAGCTTATCATGATTACGGTGTTAGTGTACTTAATAGATCTTGGTATGATGAAAGAAATAAAACTGCTTATGATCTAGAAGATTTTAACTGTTTTGGAGTTTCAGGAACTTGTTTTGAACTTTCAAAAGCACACTACAGATCGAAACGCATTAAAAATAACAAAATAAAAAGACTTTTAAGTGTTTGCTCTCAAAAAACAAAACAAAACGCTGACGTGTATATAATAGAAATAGATTCAAAAATTTATATACACATCGACAAAGATTAAAAAAGCAAATAAAAGAGGGATAAAATGGAAAATGAAGAAGTTTATTTAGAAGCGATTGAAAAATGGATAGAATTAGCATTGCAACATATTAATAAACCAAGCGAGGAATTACAGATAGAAGCGGTGAGCTGGTACGGGCATGCAATTCAGTATATCAATAATCCTAGCGAGGAAGTCCAGCTTGAAGCTGTAAGAAAAAATGGTAATGCAATAAAGTATATCAATAATCCAAGCGAGGAAGTCCAGCTTCAAGCTGTAAGAGAAAATGGTTATGCAATCAAGTATATCGATAATCCAAGCGAGGAAGTTCAGCTTCAATCTGTAATAGAAAACGGTTTTGCAGTCCAGTATATCGATAATCCAAGCGAAAAAGTTCAGATTCAAGCGGTGAGATGTTATAGTGGTGCAATAGAGTATATAGACAATCCAAGCAATAAAGTTAAGTTTGAAGCTTATAATTTCTAGAAAATTAAATTTTAGAGAAAACAAATAAAAGAGGGATAAAATGACAAAAAAAGAATTGAAACTATTAGAAATTACTTTTTACTTGTGTGTTTTGTTTTATATTATAATTCATTGCATTATGTGGGTGGTATAGATGAAAGAATTGAATGTAACTACTTTTATGACAATAAAAAACAAAAAAAATAAATTAACAATAAGAATTGAAAATAAAAAAAGTTGTATGACTTACACTTTTTATGAAAATAAAAACTTATCAATAAATGACTTTTTGATATGGCAACAATCCAAAATTAAAGAAGCTATAATAAAGCATAAAATGTAAAAAAGTATTGACTAAACTCACCGTTATATGTATAATAATATTAAATTAATAAAAGAGGGTGAAAATGGAAAAAATAAACGAGAATAACATATTGGAATACTTGTTTGACAACTTGTATATCGACATAGAGGATTATTACCAATTTAATAGGTTATGCGTTAACCTTAAATGCAATGCTAATAATCTATTACATACTTACTATAAGTGTGTTGATGGAGAGCTTAAAACGTGTGAAGAGTTGGCAGGATTTGTAGTCAATTCTATAGAAAATAATTAACATTGGAGTATAAAACATGGAAAAATTAACAATAGGCCAAAAGCTAATAAATGTTCAAAAAAATCTAAACGTAATCAAAGACCAATACAACAATTTTGGTAAGTATAAATATAGGACGTTAGAATCTATTTTAGAGCATTTAAAGCCTTTACTTGTTGAGCAAGGACTTGTTTTGACTGTTAGCGATCAAATAGTCAACGGATTTGAACAAGAAAAAATTTCAGATAAAAATGAGGGTATAGTTGTTACTGTTAGCGATAACACTATAAGTGGCTATAATCAAGAAAAGGAAGAGGCTACTATACCAATACCAATCATTCAAGCCGTAGCAAAAGTTTCAGATGCTTATAATATAGATAACTGTATTACATGTACAGCATTTGCAGGCGTTGATATTAACAAGAAAGGGATGGATATATCGCAATCGTTCGGAGCGAGTTCAACGTATGCCAGAAAATATGCGTTATGCGGTCTTTTTGCTATTGACGACAACAAAGACTTTGACAGTGAAGAGTTGAACGAGTATAAAAGCGGTAATTCAAGCGTTAAAAAAGAAATTGAGCCTATAAGCGATAAACAAATTAACTACGCTAATAGTTACCTTAAAAAGTTACCTAAAGAAGATCAAATCAAGTTTTTAGAGCATCATTTTAAAAAGAATCAAATTCAAACATTAAGCAAGGATGAAGGTGTTTCACTAATTAATATACTTAAAGAACGTTCAACTATTACAACTAAATTTAATAATTATAAGGATTATTTAGAAGATTTAAACATTATAACTCATGACGCAATTAGTCAGGAGTGGACTATTTACTTAAGTTTAGATCAACTTAAAAAAGTTAACGAAAGAATAGAATTTTTACTTAAACAGATGTAACAGTATTTGAGGGGGGGGGATAAAATAAAAAAAAGTATTGACTAAACTCACCGTTTTAGGTATTATAACTATATCAAAACAAAAGAGGGTAAAAATGACAACAATTAAAACAAACGTAAACGCACAATTATTAGGGCGTGTATTACAAACTAAATCTTATTATGAATTTTTTAAATTGTTTATTGATGATGAAAAAATAGAATTATTTGAATTTATCTGTAAAGTAAATTATAGTTCACGTCCTGATGATTACCTTAACGAGCTTATAGAATTAGGGCATACTTTTATTGATTTAATCGATATGATTGAAAGGATAGATTTATACAAGGATTTTGACGATCAATTTATTAGTCAATATGAATATTACAAAAGTGATGAATACATAAACGGTGTATAACTGATATTAAAGGGGGGGATAGGGTTAAACAATGGAAAAACAACTAATTGATGATGAGGAACTTAATTTTTATTTACTTTTAAATGATTATTTTGAACAAAAACAAAATATTATCAAAAACACAAAACTTAAATTCAGTATGAAAACATTTCAAATAAAAAAAGACAACATTAAATCAAAAGCTTATAGAACAAAAACCCCTGTATTATTAGGTATAATTCCTACTACACAAGAATTATCAAATTATATTGAGGAAAAATATTCAAACTTTTATCTAAACAAAGAAGTTTTTTACGAGATTGATACAAAAACAATTAATATTATACAAGATGAGAATTTAGTTAATATTGACACCAAAAACCAGTTTAAACCGTGGGGCAACAATGCGAAGATTTTAAATATAAGCATGAAAGAAGTTTTTTCAATTAACTAGAAAAATATAATACAATAAAAGGGTCATTATGAATAATACTAATCTAACTCTATGTTTAGAGCATATAAGACATTATGGGCTTGAAGAAATAGCTTTATATAGCTATATACAAGCTTACGATAAAGATACTATTAATATAAGCGTATCTGAATTACAAGCGTGTTTCAACTGGAGTAAATACAAACAAAGTAAACTTTTTAAATCGCTTGAATCACACAAGTTAATTACTGTTTACTTTTGTGAAAAAACTAACAAACGTCATATAAAAGTTATCCACAACTTATCAACACCCCAGTTAAAAAATTTAACCACCCCAGTTAAAAAATTTAACCACCCCCCAGTTAAAAAATTTGACTGCATAAATAATAATGAAATTTCCACAAAAGAAAGACTTAAGGATAGTATAAAGATAGGTAAAAAATGTGAAAACGGTGAGCCTTTACAAATTAACAAAAATATGGTAGAATGGAAAGTAGTTAATGACGAAGAACTTACAACTTCGTATCAACATTCATATAGCGAAAAAAAATCAAGTAATGTAGATAATTTTATTTCTATGTTAGATACACAGAAGAATATAACTCATAGTTATAAAGAAGATATAGAGTTTTTAATAGATATGTGGAACTCACATAGTTTAAGCAAGGCAGATAAAAGCAAATCGTTTTTATATGAGAATGATATATTTATTATCATGAAAGAATTTAATAGGAGGGATATAGAAGAAGCATTTAATCAAGTATTAGATTCTGATTTTTTAAAAAATTCTATAACGTTAGGTAATTTTTTAAAAATTAGAATGTTTAAAAAAATATTAAGAGGTGATTTTAAAACAAACAAAAAAAAGAAAACCAAAGGGTTTGATTTAAGCGAAGAATTAAATAATTTTAAAGGGTGATTAAAAATGCAAAATATTAAAAATGAATTTGAAAAAATAAAAAACGATAAATTATCTAAGTCGTTGTTTAGATTGTTTATTGTATATGAAAAATCTCTAACTCAAACAGAAAACCAATATATATTTATTGATTATATTAATATATTAAAAAAATACAATGTCAACGAAAATACATTGCAAGTATTAATAGATCAGCACAGATTAAACGTTGATAATGGCTCTTTTTTCCCAAAAATAAACCAACTATTAAAACCTATCTTAATTAATAATCAGTTAAAAGTTGAATGTGAAAAAAAAGATATTATTGAGAAAAATATAGAAAGTCATATGACTATTTTTAATAAGTTGTTGTCTGAGGATGAACAACAAAAAAAATTATATATTGGTAAATCTCCAATTTCTGAAGCAATTATAAAAGAGTACGGTTACAGCAACCTAAAAAATAGAACAACAAAAGACCATATGTTTCTTATTAAGAATGTAAGGGAACGAATATCTAAACATGTGGAAAATAACTACGAAAAAAAATACGCAATTAAAACAGATGAAATGTTATTATTGACATAGAACAAACTCACCGTTATAATAAGCTTATATTAAAAATTTATATTAAAAGAGGGTAAAATGAAAGAATTAAATAACAAAGAATTATTAGAACTAATTAAAACCGATGTTTTTGAATTTAATGCTTATCGTAAAGTATATGAAGATCAAGAAATAGATTTTTCACATGCTAATCTTCAAGGAGCTAATCTTATAGGAGCTAATCTTGAAGGAGCTGATCTTAAAGAGGCTAATCTTACTTATGCTGATCTTACTTATGCTGATCTTACTTATGCTGATCTTGAAGATGCTAATCTTGAGTATGCTAATCTTGGAGGGGCTGATCTTAAAGGAGCTGATCTTAAAGGAAATAATCTTGAAAATGCTAATTTTGAAAATGCTAATCTTATGAAGGCTAATCTTGAAGGAGCTGATCTTTCAAGAGCTGATCTTGAAAATGCTAATTTTGAAAATGCTAATCTTGTGAAGGCTAATCTTAAAGGAGCTGATCTTGTAGAGGCTAATCTTTATGAAGCTAATCTTGAGGGGGTTAATCTTGAAAATGCAAAAATTACATTAACAAAAGCGAATATAGAAGCTATAAAAGGTGCGTTATTATGAAAGAATTAAATAATGAAGAGTTATTAAAATTAATTAAAACTGATGTTGAAGATTTTAATGCTTATCGTAAAGAATATCCAAATCAAGAAATAGATTTTTCGGGTGCTAATCTATATAAGGCTAATCTTGTAGATGCTAATCTTGAAGGTGCTAATCTATATAAGGCTAATCTTAGATGGGCTTATCTTAGATGGGCTAATCTTAAAGAGGCTTATCTTTATGATGCTAATCTTACAGGGGCTAATCTTGTAGATGCTAATCTTACAGATGCTAATCTTACAGTGGCTAATCTTACAGTGGCTAATCTTTCAGGGATTAATCTTACAGTGGCTAATTTTTCAGGGGTTCATCTTTCAAAGGCATCAATAACTTTGACCAAAGAAAATATAGAGGCTATAAAAGGGTGTAGGTTATGAATAAATTAAATGATAAATGCAAAGATTTAAATGAATATAGAGAATATACTGGTGTAGACGATAAATTTGTAAATTTTATTATTATTGTTATTCTTTTATTACTTTATATTGTTATTTTTTTATTACTTTATAATTGTTTTTTAGTAATATTGAAGATTTTTTAAATGGGGGTTATTTATGAATAAATTAAATAATAAAGAATTGCTTGAATTACTTAAAACAGATGTTAAAACTTTTAATTTATATAGGGAAGAATATCCAAATCAAAAAATAGATTTTTCAGGGGCTTATCTTAAAGGGGCTGATCTTGAAGGGGCTGATCTTGAAGGGGCTGATTTTTATGGTGCTGATCTTGGAGTTGCTGATCTTTATAGGTCTAATCTTAAAGGGGTTGATTTTTATGGTGCTTATCTTGGAATGGCTAATCTTCAAGGGTCTAATCTTAAAGGGGCTAATCTACAAGATGCTTATCTTGGAATGGCTTATCTTAAAGAATCTGATATTACAGGGGCTAATCTACAAGATGCTAATCTTGAAGGTGCTAATCTTTGTGGTGCTAATCTTAGACGTGCTAATCTTAGACGTGCTAATCTTGACGGTGCTAATCTTGACGGTGCTAATCTTGAATATTCAAAAATTACATTAACAAGAGAAAATATAGACGCTATAAAAGGTGCATAATTATGAATGAATTAAATGACAAGATTAACAAAACATAATTTAGTACATATTAGGAATTATCATTTTAAGTTCATTTACTATAGGTTTATCACTTATATTAAAGTCATTACTTAATTTAATTGCTTCATATTTCAAAATATCTAGAAAATGGTCATCTTTTTTTAATACTCTATTAATTTTTTCTTTTTTTTCTGCGATCATATCACTTGCGTAACTATCCCATGAATAACGTTTAAGTTCGTATCTAATCCCTGATAATGTGTTAAATATATATAGTTTAGGATTTCTTTTTATTTGACCATCTTTAGTTTTTACTACTTTTAATCTAGATTTAACAGCATTTATTCCAATGTTGTTGTCTTTGCTACATAAGATAGTAGATATGCCATTTTTTTCAAATTGTGTTCTTATTGTATGTATATCTTCCATATATTCACCTGTATTACTATGTACTTTATGTATTACGTCAGGTGTTTGTGATGATGTATCTATTTGAGTGTACAAAGGATAATAACCTTGTCTTTTTGCCTTTATCAATCGTGCATAATCTTCAATTAACATACTTTCATAAGGGGCTTTTAACTCGTCAACTATATATAAAATATCATTTTTTTTATCATACAAAAATCGTAGCCAATGGTGAGGCGTTCTAGTATGTGGGTCTATCCCCTCATGCAACTCAAAACGCTGTGGTTCTCTTTTTACCCATTTAATATAATCAAAACTATCAATTAAATGTATATTGCTATCATATTCTTTATATACTAATCCACTTTTAATATGTGGTTTTCCATCTCTACGCATGGTTAGCTCGTCACTATCCCACGTTGAAATTATATCTTTTTTAGCTTGTTCAGATATGAAAGGGTTATCAAGTATAGATAATGTAGTTGTTTCTATTAACGGATTATCCGATTCATACAAAAAATTGACTAACTGAGTAAATCCCATTAACGACGTAAATGTAAGCAATAACACACCGTTTCTATCTGCCGTCCGAGATAAAACTTCAGTAAATAGGGTGTAAGTACATTCTTCATCTAACCACCCAAAATCAATATCTAACCCTTGAAAACTTTCCCTCCCTTGAGCATAAGACCTAAAATAACATATATTCCCCTCGTTAGTTTCTAGGGTTTCATGGGGGTAACCCCTTACACTATCGTATACCCCTGATCTTTTAGTTAATTTTTTTTTATTTATTAAATTATTTATTTTCATTTGTTGGACTGATACACTCATAGAATAATTGACTGTAGCACATAATATTTTATATTTTCTTGCTTCATCCATTAATTCAGCAACAATAGAAGCCCCTAGTTCTGTTTTTCCTGATCTATTTCCACCAAAACAAACAAATATCTTTTTTCCTTTACCTGTTCTTACTCTTTTTAAAACTTTTTCTCTAAACTCTTTCTGTTTTTGGTACACATCAAAATTCATAAAAGGTAAACCAAACTCTTTTTTCTGTTTTTGATATTGTTTTAATAGATTTTTTAATTCGACTAAATCACTCATTATCCATTAACATTTCAGGGTTACTTTGTATCAGTTGTTTTATTTCATGCTTTAATTGTTCAGCGTCAAGGGTGCTTGTACCAAGTTGTTCTTCTAATGATTCTGTACTATCCCCTTGATATAGGCTTAATAAGAAACGAGCAGAAGGAAAACAGCCACTTTCACTATTTTTAATAAGATTGTTGATTGTTTGGGTCAATAAACTAGCTCTAGCATTTGCAACAATAAAATAAGCCTCGTTTGATTCCTTCAATAATTTTTTAAATTCGTTAAATGGTACTTTGAATAAGTTAGCTAGATGTATAGGAGGTATTAAGGCGTTTTTTTTCAACAAATAAAGCCTATCATCTGTCCAAAACTTAGGTATTATTTCATGTTCTCTTATTTTCATTTTAATTTGATTCTAGCATTTTTAATACTTTATTAGTATACTATAGCATATAACGGTGACGTTGATGCAATATTAAATATTAAAAAGGGTAAATAAATGACACTATCTAAAAAAAATAAAATTATCAGATACAATTTTGTAAAAGATAAGCTTATTGTATTCAAGCGTAGTTACTATAAATCAATTACAAAAATGCTTGAAACAAAACTAAATTCTTTAGATCTTGATTATAGATTCAAAAGAAATGAATTGAAAATCTATGATTATGAACAAAAACGATATTTTTCTCTTCATAAACTAGATGAGATTCTTAATTCTGATACATTAGACGATGACAGTATTAACTACTTATTAAGATTCGTGAACACCCAAAAAGCCCACCAAAAAACAGAAGAATTTTTAAACAAAGTATTATGGGCATATAAAGAGACAATTTCTATTAAAGGTAAGAAATATAAAAGAGAAGAAATTTTCGAGAGTATATGGCATATGAGGGCTATTAGATGCCGACTTGAAAAACAGTTAGATGTCAATAATACGAGAAGTAGGCCGTACCCTAAAAATGTTACTAATGTTATTAATGACATGATTAAATTTATTAAAAATGAGTTAAAAGAAATAGATGAGAAATAAAAAATATAATAAAAATAATTTTACTGAAACTTTTGATTTAGTTTTTTGTCTTAGTGTTTTAGGGTATTATTCGTATTCATCTCAAAGAATGCCTACTACTATTTTAGAGTTTTTAATTTATACATTTCTTTTTTTTATGATTTTTAAAAAAATTAGATTTTTAATAATTAACAATAAAAAATCAAACCAAAAAAAATATATAAAAAGAAGAATTAAAGGAATTAATAAATGATTAAAAAATTCATTAAAAATGTAGCTATATTTAATATGTATATATTTCCAGTTTATTTTGTATTCTATGGAGCAATTTCAGCTATTTTTTTTAATAATATTTTCTTTTCTATTTTTTTTGTATTCTATGGAGTAATTTCAGTTGTTTTTGTTTTGATTGTTATTTTAAATTTTCTTGTTAAATTATTTAAGGAGTTAAAAAAATGAATATATTTAAAAAAATAAATGATTTTCGAAGGTCAGCAAGTCCAAAATCAAGAGAAAAAGCTTTTACTTTTCTTATTATTCTTTATCAAATTCAATGCTTTTTAAAATTTACTTTATTTCTTGTTGTTGTGACTCAATTTTTTATTTTTATTTACAACTGGGTTTCTAAATGATTAAAAGCTACAAAAAAAAGCCTGTTGTCATTGAAGCTATTCAATATACAGGTGATCCCGATAATATAGATGAGTTGAAAGAATTTGTTACTTGTGGTTTTAAAACAAACAAAGATAACACGCTTACAGTTCCAACATTGGAAGGCGAACATATAGCAAGTATAGGAGATTACATAATTAAAGGCGTTGAAGGTGAGTTTTACCCTTGTAAGCCTAGAATTTTTAACAAAACATATGATGAGGTGAAAATGAATATAGACGAGTTAATTTTAAACATTAAAGACGATGAATTAAAAAGGGCTAGAATAATAAAAGAAAATGGAAGATATCGTGGAGACATTCAATTATCAGACCCAACCGGAAACCTTGATAAAGAAGAATTAGTAAATGTTTTAAATAAATTGAAGGCTGAAATTACTTTGTTTTCTGATAATTTCACAAAAAGTATAAATGACGCTTTTTTTACAAAATATTAAAAAAAATTAAAGGAGTTAAAGTGAATATAAATGAATTTGCTATGAAAATATGCGATATTGAAGAAGGTAAAAAACAAGTAGATATAGCTCAAGTTAAAGAAATATTATCTATAATTAATGATTATCTAGGTAATTATTATACGGATAATATTTTTTATAGTTTAATCGAAGGAATCCATGCGGATAATTCAGAAATTCAAGAGGAAAGAAAAGAGTTAAAAAAAATAAAAGATAAATTAATTATGTTAAGTGATGAGCATTTAACAGAAATTAATCTATATAATGATTTAAAAAAATGACTATAAATAAAGAAAAAATATATATTAAAAATTTAGACGATTTAGAAGAACTTAAAAAAACTCAATATCCATATCAAGTTATAACTATAAATTCAGATATTCACTTTGATATAGATTATGTTGACTTAAATATGTTTCATTTGCGTGTTAATGGCAATTTATACGCTAAATCTATTAGAGTTTGGGATATTAAAGCTCATAATATTGAAGCATATAAAATAATCGATGCGTACCAAATCACCGCAAAGAATATAGAATTATATAGGCCAATTCAAGCAGGTCGTATTTACTCATATAATTTAATAGCACCAAAAGTTACAGCAGAAGATGTTATATCAGATTATATAGAAGCTACTTATGGCTTTAGAGCTGATAACGTAAAAATAGGAAATGAATATAAAAAGACTCTTTCTGATTCCTACTTTTATGAAGGTGATGAACAATGAACAAAACAAAATATATTAAAAATTTAGAAGATTTAGAAATGCTTATAAACACAGCTAAAAATTACATTATAACCGTAAACTCAAACATTCATTTTTATATTGATGTTGTTAATCTTTCTATATTTTCTTTTAATGTTAAAGGAGATATTAAGGCAATTAAAATAAATGTTTATAATCTTGACGCATACAATATTACTGCATGTACAATAAATTCATGGGGAAATGTCAAAGCAAACCATATAGACCTAATAGGCTGTTTAATGTCCAAAAATATTGATGCGTATAGTATATGCGCAGGAGCAATTAAAGCAGAAGGTTATATTAAAGCTAATAAAATAAAAGCTGAAATTTCTGTCAAAGCAAACAACCTTAAAATAGGCAGTTGTAAAACTAATAATAATATACAGCAAAGGAGCTAAGAATGAATAAACCAAAAATAAACGGATATATTAATATTAATGGAGAAACTAAGAAATTTGCTCTATGGGAAAATGAATCTAAAACAGGAAATATATATTATACTGGCAAGATTCAAGACGCATCCTCAGAAGAAAAAGATAGATACCTTAGAGAAGACAAAGACAAGAATAGTATTTTAGGGTTTAATGCGAAACAAATATAAAAATGTTAAAAGGGGGGGGTTCGATTCAAAAAGAGAATATAGGCGTTATAATGAGCTTTCTATTTTGCAAAAAGCTAATATAATAAGTGAATTACAATGTCAATTCTCTTTTGAGTTACTAGAAGGATTTACGTTAAAGAATCATCATGAATGTAAAAAACAAACATCTGATAAAGTAAGACCAATTAACTACATAGCTGATTTTTTATATTTAGAAAACGGATTTTATATTGTTGAAGATTCAAAAGGAGCTTTGACCGATACATACAAACTAAAAAGAAAACTTTTTTTAAAAAAATATGGTGAATACTTTGTTTTTTTAGAAACATAAAGGGGTAAATTATGAAATTATTTAAACTGTTTAGAAAGAAAAAACACATTGATTTATCTGAAATAAAATCTCTAAAAGGGTTTCTTTCTTGTTTTATCTCTTACAATATCAATTCTTTATCTGATTACAAAAAGCCTAAGTATAAAAAACCAATATATAATATGAAAAAGTTGCCCTGAAAAAGGGTCAACAGGGCAACAATTTATGCCTATAATTATAATTAAAAATTATAAATTTTTCAATATGTTTGATTTTCTTCTTTTTCTTATATATAATTTAAGTATATTATTAATATAAAACATTAATCTAAGTATAACTATTAACATTATTTTTAATAAATAGGTTTTTGTTTGGAAAACTATAAAACTTACCAAGATGAATATCTTGCTATAGATCACTTTATGAGTTTGAAGAAAACTTATGAAGATCAAAGACAATCTTATGAGGAAGCATGGAGACAAGCTTTAGATGCTGTCTACATGCTGGATGATAATCTTACTAAGGTCTATGAAGGTAGGGCAAGAATAAATAGCCCAATAATGAAATGGAAAGTTCAAGGTATTCAGTCACGAATAATGAAAATTCTATTTAATAACATTCCTATAGGAAGAATTGAGCCTACGCTTGATTCAGACGTGCAAGAAGAATTTATTGATCTATGGAATAAGTACATTTTCGAAAAACAATTAAATACCATTAATTTCATGGATTCTTACCGATTGTTTCTTAAAAATTGTATTATACAAGGTACAGCAATAGCAAAAATACCTCAGGTATACGAAACCAGTACAGTAGACTTTTTCCCCGATGATGAAAGTACAGAAGATGAAATAGTTATTAAAGACGATACTTACTTTGAGCCTATTCTATTAACTGAGTTTTATACGGATGTTAATCAATACAACTTGCAAAATTCATTAGCTAATATTCATTCTACAGCGATTAGATACGAAGATTTAAAAAAATTAGAAAAGAGAAAAGTAAAAAATACTTATGAGCTTATAGACCCTGATACTGGAGAAGTTTCAGGCTATGAAGAAAAAGAAGAAGAAGAAGGGAAATATCATAATCTTGATTTAATTATTACTAATGATGATGGATATTCAGCAGAGCAACAAACATACATAGAATTGTTAGGATTTACACGAAGACAAAAAAGCAAAATTGATAAATTAATGAAAGAGAGTTCAAAAAGCGGTTTAGTTCAAATTGATGAATGTTATGGTAAATATATTATTGATGGCGTAGAAAAAGAAGTAATATGTACTATAGCTAATGGATTTGTTGTTATCCAGTTAGAAGAAAGCCCTTACATTCATAAGCGATACCCTAGGCCATTTATTTCTGGTAAGTATGAGCCTATTCCTAACTGTTTCTATGGGGTGAGCAATGTTATAGCAGGTCTAGATTTGTTGCGTGAATTAAACGCTTGCAGGTCACAATCAAGAGACGCTAACACGCAATCAATTTTCCCAATGACTTATATAGATAAGTCTAAAAATATTAACTGGGATTATCAATGGAGGCCTAACGGAATTATTGAAGGGATTGGTTCTGATGGTATAACCTCAATCATTAACCCTTCACTTGCTAACGTTAATTTAAATGACAGTGCAATTATTCAAAGAGATATAGACCAATTATTTAGTTTATCCCCTGTTCAAGAAGGTACTAGCGATAGGTCAAAAATACCTCATACTAAAGGGGCTACATTATCAATAATTGCTCAAAATGATATGCCACTTAATGAGCTAATAATGATTCAAACTAACGAAGTTTTAAAGCCTTTTATTGAGATGTTGTACGAAAGAAATATAACCTTCAAAACAGTAGATGACTTATTAACCATTTATACAGAAGAAGAACTAAATTCAAAAGGGATAAACCAAAACCTAGACATGAAACAATTATATTTTAACTTCAATATTAAAGTATTAGGTAATCTAGAATTATCGAACGAAATAGCACATCAAAACGGATATATGAATTTTCTAAATTATGCTCAAAGTGTACCTCCATTAGCGAAACGATTAGATTGGAAAGTTGCAGGGGAAAAACTGTTATCTAGTTTTGGGATTAAAGATGACGGAAAAGATATATTCCTAGACGAAGAAACAGTAATGGAAGCAGAAAAACAAATGCAAGAACAACAGTTGCAAGCATTACAAGCACAAAAGTTTGATAGAAAAGAAAGAATGATAGAAGAATTGGATATGGAAAAAGAAAAAACAAAAATAAAACTTGAAAGTGACATGATAAAAGACGCTAACGAAGTAGCATTAGAAAAAGCAACAGGACAGAAACTTGCGTAACAATTTAAGAGATGTTTATAGCTCAGATGAGGTCATAGCAATAATTGACAATGAATTGATGATACTTCACGAGACTATGGATAATCACTTGCTGATGTGTAATGAAAACAACTTTATTGAGGTTATTAAAATAGCAACAGCAAGGCAAACATTAAAGAAAATAAAAACTGTTTTTGAACAGAAAAAATAAAGGTGAAAACATGAAAAATGAAAATGAAATATTGACGGAATCTTCTAACGAAGAAATAAAAGAAGAAAAAAAACGTCCAAAGAAAAAGAAAAAAGAAGAAACTAGCGTAAAGTTTGATGAGGCTATGTACGAAGACCCGAAATTCTCAAGTAGTCATGCGGTAAAATGTAAAGTTTCAACAGCACGTTTTTTTGATGTTACTATCGATCATATTAGTAATGCTTACTACATTTTCAACGGTAAAAAAATAGATGGTTTGTATATTACGCAGCTAATTGACAGACACGGTTTTTCTAATGGAATGAAAGAGAGCAGGGCTACAATCGCTAAAAAGTTGAATATGACTAATACGTTGCCTATAGATGTAGCTGAAAATAAATTAAAAATAATTCTACAAAACAGTGATGTTGTTAAGGCATATAAGGACTTAATGAAAGATTTTAGTGATGATTTTCTAACTAACACAAAAAATAATATTAAATATGGAGCATAGATATAAAAATGGAAAATGAAAACATTCAAAATGATTCAAATGCAAGTAATCAACAGAAGATGGAAGAATTAGCTAATTTTATAAATCAAGCTAACGGAATCCAAAAGGTAGATGAACAGCCTGTGGCTTCTGATGATGTTGTAGAGGAATCGGATCAAACGCTAGAAGCTGAGGAAACAATTCAAAGCGATGAAGAAACAATTGCTGATGAAGAAGTTAAACCTCAGAAAAACAATTTTTTTGATGGTAAATCAAATGATGAATTGATAAATATTATCAAAAATGGAACAAAAAAAATATCTCAGCAAGAAAACAATATCAACACTCTTAAAAAGCAAGTTGAAGAATTAACACAATTAACACAACAGTTCAATAGAGAGAAAGAAAAGGAATCTATAGAAGATAAATATTCTAATTATGATCCTTCAGATGTTGAGACTATTAAGTCACTTGCACAAGAAGAATATCAGCGTTTGAAAAACCAAGAAATAAAACAAAATGAGCAAGAACTAGAAAATAATTTTAGAGAAAATGACAATGCTTATCGAATCATTGAGGAAAATCTTATGGAATTAAACCCTGAGCTACTTCCTGCCTTTCAAGCTGAGTTGCAAAAAAGAATTGAACAATATGGCCAAAATTCAACAATTAACAAGAAGGGATGGATACAAACAGTCAAAAAAGAAAT